CTGCAAAGCTGACGGTTCTATGGCCCAATGTTTGGACACGTTTTGCAAATCAATCTTCTTCATTTTGTGTATTTCCTATGGTTGTGGTTTCTATAAGTCCTGCCTCGGTCCGCAGTTGGTGTTCCTTGGCACGTTGGATATGTTTTGTTTCCCATGATCCGCCAGTTATCTGTGCGGTTTCTTCCTCCAACGTTGATACGCCCAGATTCACACGATATGCTGCGGCACGTATTTCTTTCAGCTGGTCAATCTGGCCCCTTGGTGGCCCAATCCACTCCGCCCCCAAGTATGCTGCACGCACAAATGGGTCTGAAAAGAACCCTGGTGCATCCAGGTATCCTCGGGCAATCGCCTCGGTTATGACCATTTCATAGATGGGTTGGCAGAATTGTGATGCCATCCATTTTCGTCTGCTGCTGAATGTCTTCCATGCCTCAACCAGTGCTGCTTGTGCGGCTGAATAACTGGCTGTGAAGTGCTTGATAAGGATTTCAAATGGCAGTTCCAGCGCAACCCCGATTTGCCGCAGAATCGATTGCACAAATCCATCAAACGCCTGGTTGGGCCGCTTGGGATCTGCGATCTCAATTGCCTCGTTCGGTTGCAGGTCCAGGATTGCCCCAGGGGACAGTTTATAGTCGCTGTTGCGTGCCGGTGCTGTGTCTTCTGCGCCCATCGGCACCATCGGTTTTAATCCCTCGTCACTCTCGGTTTTCACAAAGATTGTGAACATAGAAGAGATGACCGCTGCCATGATTTCTGCCTCGGTATATCGGTCCAGTTGTTTCAGGCTTTCAATAACCGGTGCCAGGTATGGGATTCCACGTGTCATGCCAGGTCTGTTCCGTGTGAATATGTGCAGCATCTGACGTATTCCGCTGTTATCAAATGCCGGCACACGTGCATAGGACAATGTTCCTTTGTCGTGGTCATCAGGGTGTCGGTTTGCAACGTGGTATGCCACCGGTGCGCCGTCTGTGTCTATCTCAACCCCTGCGATGATGTTGTCATTACAGTTGGTTGGGTCGGCGATGCGGTCTGCCTCTATGATCTGGACTGATGTCCCAAATGCGTTACCAACACGTTCTTTGTATTTCCGCAGCACAAACACGTCCCCAGATTCCAGGCAGGAACGCAGGACCAGTGCCTGCATTTCTGCAAAAGTCTGGCCACGTGTGATATCGCAATCCCGACTTTCTGCCCAGACTTGGAATATGCGTTCCGCTTTGTTTTCCCACGCCTCCATTGCCTCATCAGTTTTCAGGTACTGTTTCAGTATCGTGCGGTCAATGTGTGCCTGGGGTTTCAGTCCAGTTCCCACAACATTGGTCACAACGGTGCTGACCGCCCCAACTGCCAGCGGAGCATTACGGAGCAAATCCCGACTGCGATCTCGCAACACCGGCAAATCGTCCAGCGATACATTGTCACCGGATCCCATTGCTGGGTTCCAGGTATGGGTCTGTCTGCGTTTCTTGCTGGCACCGGTGTATCCACCCATGATTGCCATCTGGGTTCGTGCCTGCCATCGTTTCAGACCGGCTTGTGGTGATATCCAGCTGATTGCCTTGTCCACAAAGTTCTGTGGTGGTAATGTGATTTTTTTCATAACTTTGCCTTTATGCTGGGGTTGCACCACGAACACGTATGCCGCCACGCCTGTTGCTTGCGACTTTCTTTTGCAGATATTCCTCACGTGCTTGAAGTGCAATCAGGTCTGCCTTGCGAACTTTCTGGCCGTTATATGATGCCTCCTGCGCACCGGTCAGAATGTCTGTGATTGCCTGCTGCACCTCGGCCAGTTGTTCTTCAAATGTCTTTATCTTTACTGTCATTCAATACCTCTGCTGCGAACTGTTCGGCCACGTGGGATAAACTGCACCGGTGCCGGTTGTTCGGGGTGTTCCGGTTGCGTTACCACAGGTTTCCGTGTTGTTTTCATGCGAACCTCGGCCAGTTTGTCTGCACCCAGGTCCAGGTTCATACGATAGTTGCGGACCAGACCACGAAGTGCCGCATACGCATACACACGACAGTCCAGGCCCTCGGTTCGGACTCCCTCTTTGCGTGGTGTCCATTCTCGGATCAGGCGGCCTTTGGACAGTTTCTTGCGTGCGACCTCGTTGGTTATCTGTTCAAACCATTCAACCTGACGGTCTGATGGGAAATGCCAGACACCTGGACCGCTGCTGTCTTCAAGGTGCAGACGGCGCATCAGTATGTCCTTAGCATCGTTTACACCAATCAGATAAACCGGCTTTTTGGTGTTATGGCTCTTACTTGCCGTTGCCGGCCAGATTGGTTTGCCAACACCACCAACCCCTTTAATGGCCCAGACTCCATGCAGTCTTCTGGCATAGCAGTAATTGATTACATAGTCCGTGTAGTGTCCACCACTGTCCACGCAGGTTGCGGCCACTGTCAGGTCTGGCACCTCCTTGCTGTGTATGTATTTGCGGCTAAGGACTTCGTCTAGCTGCGCCCACAGCTCAGGTGTACTTGGGTCCCCATACAGGATTTGATAGTCGATTGACCAGGATTCTTCGCCACGTCCCCAGCCAACGATTTCGACCTCTAAACGGTTGTCCTGAACGTCTACCCCACAGGTCAATATCACAACCTGCGGTGGCAGTTCTGGTCCCCATTTTTCTTTGCGTACCATCAGGCTGGTTGGGTCTATCTGGGTTCCGGCCATGTCTTCCCAGGTTTCTGCAAGCTTGGTATTCGTCCACACCTGCAGTCGTGATGGGTCGTCCTTAGAATCCAAAAATTCTCTCGCAATTGCGGTCCATGATGTCCAGCCATGCGGCGAATACAAAGACGACAGACGAAATGAAACAACCCCTTTGTTGCCATTGGGGTTGGTTGCAATCCATTTGCCTTTCCGCAGGATTTCGTCCTTTTGCCAGTCGTGCCATAAAATGTTGCATTCTTCGCATCTGTATGTTGCCTCGGTCAGGTTTTTTGGGTCAAATACCACGTTCCGCCAGCGCAGCACTTGGTAGTGTCCACAATGCGGACATGGCACATAGTAATACCGTTGGTCCCCCTCCAAGAATGCCTGCTCAATTCTGCTGGCATCTTTGATTGTCGGGGTGGATACCACGAATATTTTCTTGTTGTTAAATGTGGCAGTTCGTTGAATTGCCAAGTCCACTGGATCGCCCTCGGTACTGGCCTCATCGGGGTAGCCGTCTACCTCGTCTAGGAACAGGTATCGAACAGGCATAGAACGTAGTCCTACCGCTGAATTCGCACCGGTAAGGATTAAAATCCCACCTGGGAACTCTTTCATAAGTGTTGTGTTGCCGCTGTCCCTGGACCGTGGGCTTTTGATTTTTTCACGCAATGCCGGACAATGTTCAATTGCCGGATCTATACGCATGCGTGATGTGCGCTTTGCCGTTTCTGTTGTCGGGTTCACAATCAGCATTGAACCTGGGGCATTACATATGCAAAAGCCCATCCAATTGTTTCCGCATTCGGTTCCGCCAACTTGAGCCCCTTTCATAAACACCACTTTTTCGCACGGATCGTGCGGTGACAGGCAGTCCATGATTTCTTTCAGATATGGTGTACGTGCGGTATTCCAACGACCTGGCTCGCTTGATGCAATGCTGGACAGGTATCTGTTCTCGTCCGCCCACTCGCTGACTGTCAATTCAGGATCTCTCCTAAACCCCTCAGTGAATTGCCAGACCATAAAACTATCTTGATTGAACTCTTTTACGAAAAAAGTCCGTCAGATTGTCTAATGCTGCTGTTACTTCTTTCCGTATAATATCCTTGACTTCCTGGAGGTCGCTTTTCCCGAGCATGTGTGGTCCAAGTCTGTCGGGCATGCTTAGCAACTTATCTCGGGCGACTCTTGCCGCTGTGTAAGCCTCTTTTTCCATAGTGGCCAAGTCCACCAGTTTGCCTTTCATTTCTTCGTATTCCAGTTTCTTTATCTGGAATTCGTAGAATTCCTTGCTGGCACGACTCCTTTGATAGGTAAGTGCTACATCACCTTTCCCAGCATTCTGTGCCATTTGCCATTGTTTCTTTGCATCTTCTACATCGATGTTTCCCTCATCATCTCTTTTGATTGCTATTCGACCTTTTTCTTCGGCTCTGCGGATAGACGACTCGTTTACACCCAAAATGTCTGCTAATCCTCTGTTGGATTTAATTTCTTCAGCCATTGCTTACTCCTTTGCGTTCTGTTGCCAGTTCTTCATATGTTTTGCCGGTATCCTTGTGTATGGCTTTTTTGCCTGTAAAGTCCTCCCAGCGTTTGATAATTATGTCCACATACTTTTCATCCAGTTCAATCATTCTGCAGCGGCGATTTGTCTTTTCAGCTGCAATCAAGGTTGAACCAGAACCACCAAACGCATCCAGAACGATGTCCATTGTGCGACTGGAATTGTTTATGGCACGTTCAATCAGTGCGATGGGTTTCATTGTTGGGTGCAAATCATTGTTGGTTTGCTTGTCAAAGTTCCAAACATCCGACTGGTTCCGGCCACCATACCATGGTGTGCTTTCGCCTGGGTTTTTGCCCAGCAATATGCATTCGTGCTGTTCCTTGTAAACGGATTCCGTGTTGCCGAACACCATCCATTCGTGTTGATGCTGGTATCTGGCACGGGACAGTGCGAACGAATTCTTTACCCAGACGA